GCGGTCAAAATCTGGAGAGATAGACCACTTGGTGATGACCCTCTTACTACTCTCGAGGAAAGACATGATAGTCCTATCATTGTTGAGTATATGAGAAGAGTTAAAATCACCAAAGATTTATTGGAACACGTTGTTATTAATGGAGACGACATTTTATTCAAATCTGATGACGAATTATATGAAATTTGGAAGCAGACAGTCACAAAGTTCGGTTTGAAACCTTCCCAAGGGAAAAATTTCAAATCTAAGGACTTTTGTACCATTAATTCTCAATTGTTCATGCGAGTTAATGGTGTCCTGACACGTCAAGGTTACCTTAATCAAGGTATGCTCTACGGTCTCGACGATTATCAACTGACAAATCCGATTCAATTTGCACAAGGATTAAATGAAATGTTTGAAACTTGTCCTGAAGCAACTCCAATTCTCCCACTTGTGATGCAGAGGTTTAACAACCGATATGGTGATTTTTCACCGAATTGGTTTATCCATCCAGCATTAGGTGGTTTCGGAATCAAACCAAAGTTTGCGATTGGACCAATTACGGTCACAAAAGATCAGCAAGCAATGGCGACAGAGTTCAAAAGGAACCCAAATCTTGCTTTACACCGACTCGAACGATCTGAAGATGCGACGAATTTCTCGCCAACCATCAGAAGGATCTATGATTCAGTTATCAAAGTTAAGATTGTCCAGGGTGACTATGTACCTCTTCCGAATGAAGTCCCAATCAGAGAAATAGATTGGGTTGCTCGTTTCTCACTTATTCAATATCTTCAATCTCCTGGAAAGTTTACGACTGACCGGGGCGATTATAAGAATGTTCGAATGAGAAGATCGAAACGCAAGAAGTTAATGGACAAAGAAAAGTGTCTCAATCATGATATAAGATTCTTTGCGACCAATCCAGTACCCTGCCCTCCACTCCAAGTCCTCCCTAAGAAGGGTTCTTGGGAATGGGTCCCACTTCAAGAAATTGAAGTCGTGGACAAGATTCCAGTGTGGCCAGAGGTGCGACGGGGTCTTAGCCTTTAAACCGCCCAAAACTGTTCCTAAAGGAGATAGGATTAAAACTTCAGTGCTAAGCAAAATGCCAAGAGACTGCACGGAGCGACCCTTATGGGAGGCTATGATGTACAGTCCACTTGAATTTGTGTAGCCCGTGAAATTCAATATCTGTCTCTCCTAACAGTAACACGCGCAAAGAATAGAATAATGCCAAGAAATAAGAATAATTCCAAGAAATCGAAGAATCAGCCAAAGAAGAAGTTGTCAATCCAAGCCTCAGGGTTTGGTATGAGTGGTTCCGTTGTATATGAGAAACGGAATGCTCCTTCAGCGAAAAGCTTTGCATGACATGCGAAAGCATTGAAATCAACATCCATTGCTGGCGGCGAGATTATCGC